AAGATGATGTAAAGCACATTTGCCCGTTACAGCTTGATGTGATTGAAAGGTCAATCGAATTATGGAGTTCCCATGGTGATTTAGTATTTAGTCCATTTACGGGAGTCGGAAGCGAGGGTTATGTTGCGGTAAAAATGGGTAGAAAATTTATAGGAAGCGAATTAAAGCCGAGTTATTATGAAGTTGCTGTGAAAAACTTAGACGATGCAAAACGTGAAAATGGCGACTTATTCGCATAATTAAAAGGCAATGAAATGAACTTTTATCCATTCCATATTGGTGATTACATGAGCCATACGGCTCATCTTGAGCCGATTGAAGATTTGGCTTACAGACGAATGATAGATTTGTATTTAGTCCGTGAGTCTTGCCTACCTGCTGACCCAGTTGAAGTTGCAAAGCTCATCAGATTGCGTGGTGATGTTGAGATCGTAAAGTCAATATTGCTTGAATTTTTCACAGAAACCGAAGATGGGTGGGTAAATTCGCGTTGTGAATATGAGATAAGCGAGATGCAATCAAAGCGCATAAAGGCTAAACAATCTGCCGAAAAGCGATGGGATAGCGAACGCAATGCCAACGCAATGCGAACGCATAGCGAACGCAATGCTACCAATACCAATACCAATACCAATACCAATACCAATACCAATACCAATACCAATACCAATACCAATACCAATACCAATACAAATGATAAATCAAAATCTACGTTTGAATATCCAGCGGAATTTGAGTATGTATGGGGCGAATATCCAAGCCGACCAGGTGCGAGCAAGAAAGATGCTTTCAAGGCATGGGATGCGCGAATTAAATCAGGGGTTAATCCCGAGATAATAAAACTTGGGGTTATTCGATACGCGGATTATTGCCGAACTTTGCGAACAGAACCCCAATTTATCAAGCAGCCAGCCACATTTTTCGGACCTGGCGAGCATTACTTATCAGATTGGACTGCCACGCCACCTATCCGAGCGTCACCAAGCCAAGCAAAAGAAGAAGCGCGGCAGATCGCAGCGCGATCAATCTTCAAAGATGAGCACATTGGACACCTGAACGGAGTTAATCAAAATGAACATGCCATTGACGCAGAATTTACAAGAGTTTGACCCGATTCCTGAATCGTGGACAGAACGCATTTTCATGCGGCTGCATGGACGTTTTGGCAACCCGTTTTTAGACAAATACCGAGCTGGAAAGCTAAATGCGGCTGGTGATGATGTTGGCATAGAGAACGCAAAAAAAGTTTGGGCTGAGGAGCTGGCTGGGTATTCGCCAGTCGAGATTAAACGCGGTCTTGTAAAGCAATTCACTTACCCACCAAGCTGCGACGAATTTAAGTTGGCGTGCCGACCGCCCATCGACAATCGCGCAGAATGGGCTGAAGCATGCGAGCAAATGCGTATCAGGTTGCAAGGCAATCAGCGCGACAGCTGGAGCAGGCCAGAGGTGTACTGGGCTGCTGTGTCTATAGGGCAGTTCGATTTGAACAATCTATCGTGGGAGCAGATCAAGACACGATGGGCTAACGCAATCGCGAATGCCAAAACTGACGCAATCCCTGAGTATCGTGTACAGTTGCCAGCGCCAGGGAAGGTCGTGCCAACCCCTGAGCAAATAGAAAAACACGTTAAAGAGATGAGCGAACGGCTAGGAACTGAAAAACGTGATTACAAAGCATGGGCGCGAGCGATTATTGAAAACCCTAAAAAATATCATTCTGCGAGTTTGAAATCAGCGCAAGCGGCTTTGATAACCGATGCTTAAAGTAAAAGAAGCCGCGGATTTTTTAATCGCTTGTAAAACAAAACAGTATCGCCGTGAGTGTTTGGCTTTTTGGCGAAATTTACACGGTGATGAGTATGCGGATAAGGTCGAACGCATGGTTATGAAAATTTGGAAAGGTCGTAAAAATGGATGATTTCGATAGGGCAAGCGAGTTAGAGCAAAAATACAGAGATGCGGCAATCAGCAAAATCCGTGCTACGGCGGTAAAGCTGGCGTATTCTGGTCAGTGCTACAACTGCCAAGAGCCGCTAGACATTGGCTTGTTCTGCGATACGTTCTGTCAAGAAGATTGGCAAAAAAGAATGGATGCAAAGCATGGCAAAAATTAAACAGAAGAAAGTTTCAGTAATGGGCGGATTAGACGCGATCGTCGGCGCACGTCCGCTGACTGATGAACAGCGCACGGATTTGAATATCCACAATCACATTGCGCTTGAAAACCTGCTAAACGGCGGAGGCTTGCGTGACTTTGAAATTATCGCGGCATTGTCTAATCTGGCGAAAGTGATTGATGATAAGTATTTTCACAGCAAGAAATCAGAAGCGATAGAAGAATCCCAGGCACAGATTAAAGCCGCGTATGATCTATCTAAAAAACGCGGCGTGTATTTGCTTACGTCTGACGCGATTAGAGCAACCAAGGGGCTTATAGAGCTGCACGATGCTCAGTTGAATATGATAACGCAACGAGAAATGCGGGAAGCGGTTGAAGAAACGCAAAGACTTGAAAAAGTTGAGCGTAAAAAAATTAAGATTGGGAAATAATGTATAAACTTACCTGGTCATACGGTGGCATCGAACTAGATAAACTCGTACACGAAGACGAGTTAAATGCGACTATCGACGAAGTGCTAATGACAACTAGCATTGTTATTGTCGAGTTGATGAAAGATGATAAATGAACGTACTTGAACTATTGCCAGTTTCATGTATAATTTGCATGTCGGTTGCATTGGAGAATGCGTAAATTGCAAGGCGCTTGGCCGCTGTAGCAAGCCGACACACTCACTCACAGCCAAGGAAAATCAATGATTACGCAATCAGAATTAAAATCACTTCTACATTACAGACCTGATACTGGGGTGTTCACTTGGGTCGTTTCGCCCTCTCAGAGAGTTAAATCTGGCAGTGTGGCTGGGAGGATTAACAATAACGGTTATGTTCATATAAAGATTAAAGGAAAACTTTACCTTGGCCACAGACTAGCATGGCTATATGTGCACAGAACATTCCCATCAGGCTTTTTAGATCACATCAATATGAATAAGACTGATAATAGAATGTATAATTTACGCAATGCTACACAGTCAGAAAATGGCTTCAATAGAGGTATTTACTCAAATAATAGGTCTAGCTACAAAGGAGTTTCATATAACAAGCAAGCAAAAAAATGGCGAGCATATTGCAGCGTAAACGGAAAGCAAAATCACTTAGGTCTATTCGATAATGCAGAAGCAGCTTCTATTGCTTACCAAAACTTTGCCAGTGAAAAACATGGGGTATTTTTCAACAGTGGTATTAACCCAAAGTCTGAATTATGACTACGCCAAACATCAAGATCATCTCATCTGAATGCTACTCACTAACCGCTAACGCTATCAGACTAATGGCAAGCGCACCGAACAGCGTCGGCAGGATGGAGATTGTGCAATATGTACAAATAGGGCGAGTGTATGCTGATTCGGTGCTGGACGGCAAGCGGTTATATATTGACGTGATAACTGGCAGCATATTTGATTTGAACGGCGTATCTATCGACGGAATACGCAAGCTGGACATGAGCACGTTAAAAATAGTCAATAAAAAGGATGTGTTGTCGTGGATAAAAGCGGCAGATTCACGGACATTTAATCCCATGGCGTACAACAACAGGCGCAAGGATGAGCCAGAAGATGAGTAAACAGACGTTTAGGTTAGTGCATGATGAGGCTAGGAGAAGGGCTATTCAGTCTGTTAAAGACGCGCAAGATGGATATATCGTTACAGTATCAGAGCCGACACGCAATTTAGATCAGAACGCCGCATTGTGGGCGATGCTAACAGATATTAGTCGGCAAGTTGACTGGTACGGTAATAAACTAAGTCAGGAAGAATGGAAGTCGGTTTTCAGTTCGGCACTTAAAAAGCAAAAGGTCGTTCCTGGACTAGACGGAGGATTTGTAGTGTGCGGCCAGTCCACGTCAAAGATGACTAAATCAGAGTTTAGCGAATTGCTTGAGTTAATTGCGGCATTTGGTGCGAATAATGGGGTAAAGTTTAATGACCAAATTGGAACATAAACACATAGAACGCGTAAAGAACTTATCATGTGGCGTATGTGGCGAGGGTGAAACATCGGACGCTCATCATATACTTGAGTGTGGACGCAGGGTAAGCCACTTTGCGGTTATCCCACTGTGCAAGTCATGCCATCAGGACAGTCACAACGGCATACACGGGCGCAAAGCAATGTGGAATGTCATGCACAAGACTGAATTGTTAGTGCTAGCTGAAACGATAGAAAGATTGGTATGATTAAATCATCAAAAAAGCGTTCAAAATACAACAACAAAAAAACTACGCTATTTGGGATTACTTTCGACAGCAAGGCTGAAGCAGATAGATACCTTGTGCTCAAAGCAGATTATCAGGCTGCCCGCATACGCGAACTTGAACGGCAAAAGGTATTCATCCTCGCTCCGTCCGTAGTAGTTCAAGGACGCAAGCGACCGCCACTAAAGTATATCGCTGACTTCACATATTTACGAGCAGATGGTACGCTTGTTGTTGAAGACGTAAAGGGCGTTGTGACCGATAGCTACAGAATCAAGCGTCACTTGATGATGAGCGTGCATGGCATTGAAATCCAGGAGGTGCGATGAGTGGAATTAAGCAATTTGATATATTGCCCAAAGCCGCAAGGGAAGCATTGATGAAGGCAGCGCAAACACCAATCACAAAACATGATCCACTCTCGCGGCGCAAAGCAGTTGATAGCGCTATCGAGTTGGTCAAATATCAATATCCAGATTATTTTACAAAGGAATTACCATGGCTTTAATCGTTATAACAATTCGTGATACTGACAAAGGCGTCGAGGTTCAATTGCAAGATGAGCCAAAAGTAACTGAATCGCAAACTGATTTCACTCCTGCGCAAACAATGGGAGCCGTTGCGCTCAATGCAATTCATAAAGAGCTGAACTCAAAAGAAATGAATAAGCCGCAGCTGATAATTGCAGGTGCGGACGAAATGCCAGGTTGGCAAAATGAATATCCTAGTCGGTGTTAGTGAAAAAGGTTTGCGTGTTGGGGAGTATCATCCCAATGCGAAACTTACTAATCGTGAAGTCGATATTTTGCGAGATTTGCACGAGGCAGGATATGGATATAGAAGATTAGCAAAGATGTTCGACATAGGAATCACAACAGCACGCAAGTATGTAAAGTGCGAGCTGCGATCTCAGTGCGTGCACCATTTTAAGACGGTTCACTTTGATGACTGATAGGAATTTATAGTATGGCTATAAAGAAGAAAACAGGCAGACCAACTACATTTAACAAAGGCATTGTTGATATAGTCTGCGAGCGGTTAGCTGCTGGGGAAACTTTGCGAGGTATTTGCAGGGATGAGGGTATGCCACACGAAGCAACATTTCGCACATGGTTGTTAGATGATAAAAATGGAGTTTACACGCAATACGCTACAGCAAGGGACATCGGCCTTGATGTAATGGCTGACCAGTTACTTGATATTGCTGATGATAGTTCAAACGATACATACCAGACTGAAGATGGAACTGAACGGACTAATCAAGAAGTTATAGCGCGTTCTAGGCTTCGAGTTGATACGCGCAAGTGGTATCTTTCAAAGCTAGCACCTAAGCGCTACGGCGATAAGCAAGCCGTAGAATTGTCGGGAAGCCTGACGCTATCTACTATGAGTGATGAGGATATTCTGGCTGAGTTGGCTGCATTAAAACTAACCGTTAAAGATGAGTGATCAAGCAACTAATGAGCGCGTAAAGTTAGAACGCGCCCTAATTCTTGCGCGTGAACTGAGGCGCAGGCATCCTTGGAAACCGCTACCAGGACCACAGACACTAGCTTACGAGAGTAACGCAGATATTATAGGTTACGGCGGTTCAGCTGGTGGCGGGAAAGGGCTTGCGTTAGATACTCCATTAGCTACGCCTGACGGATGGGTAACCATGGGTAATGTCCAGATAGGCGACACCTTGTTTGATGAATCTGGCAAGCCTTGCACTGTTATCGCTGTTTCTGATATTAGCAATAGAGATTGCTACCGTCTCACTTTTGATGACGGAAGCACGTTAGTTGCAGATGACGTACATAGATGGATCACGTTTGATGCGAAAGAGCTTTCAGCGTTGACTCGAAAGACACCAGAATGGCGAGAAGCGCGGCAGAACAAGCGTCAAAGTCGCGCAAAAGAAACTACAAGCATCGCCAGGCTTAATGCACTTCGTGAGAGGAATGCAAAGTATTCGATCTGTACGGATGCGCCTACGGGTACGATGCGCGATACAAAAACAATATCCGATACGCTATTCACTCAAACAGGCAGGAAGAATCACGCAATCAAGATAGCAGATGCTTTACGCACAAATGAGCAATATCTAATCGTTCCGCCATACACGCTTGGCGCTTGGCTTGGTGATGGTTCTAGCCGCAATGGACAGCTAACTGGCAAAGATGCTGGCGTATGGTGCAGGATTGAGCAAGAAGGTTTTGAGGTAAGGCATTACGACTGGTCTGATATAGCGCACAGCATTATTGGGTTGAAGATTAAACTTAGAACAATTGGGGTGCTGGAGAATAAACATATCCCACTAAACTACCTTCGCGCTTCATTTAATCAGCGTCTTGCGTTGTTACAAGGGCTAATGGACACGGATGGACATGCTGCTTTGGATGGTGGTTGTGAGTTTGATGGTACTAATGAACAATTGGTTAATGATGTTCTGCATCTAGTCAGGTCGCTTGGTATAAAGGCGACGATGCAGCATGGCAAAGCTAAGTTAAACGGCCGCGTTATCAGTGACAAGTGGCGTGTTAAGTTCACTACATCATTGCCAGTATTTGGTTTGCAAAGAAAGCTAGAGCGATTGCAAAATATAACGCGCAGAACTGGATCATTCAGGTATATCGTTTCATGCGAGCGCATAGATAGCGTGCCAACTCGATGCATATCTGTTGATAGTTATAGCAGGTTGTATCTTGCTGGTGAGGCCATGATACCAACTCACAATACTGATTTGGCTTGTGGTAAAGCAATCACGAAACACAAGCGAGTGCTGATTGTGCGACGCGAGAAAGCCCAGACTGAGGGTGTAGTACAGCGCTTAACAGAGATATCTGGATCATCTAACGGGTATAACTCGCAAAAAGGTGTATGGCGATTACCTATCGGCACTGAACCGTTAATAGAGTTCGGCGGACTTGATAACCCAGGTGACGAGAACCGTTGGCAAGGCAGAGCGCACGACCTGAAGCTGCTGGAGGAGGTCGCGGAAATGCGCGAAGCTCAGGCGCGATTCGTCATGGGCTGGACACGCTCAGCTGACCCAACTGTTAAGCCGCAAGTATTGATGACGTTCAACCCTCCGACTAAAGCTGAGGGGCGATGGGTGATTTCATTCTTCGCACCATGGCTTGATTCAAAGCATCCAAACCCTGCAAAGCCTGGAGAACTGCGCTGGTTCACTACAATCGGCGGTAAAGACGTAGAAGTACCTGACTCGCGTAGCTTCGTGCTCGGGGATGATGGTGAGTATCTGTACGACTTCAATCCAGATGATCACAAGCAAGAAAATATCCTTACTCCGAAGTCCCGCACGTTCATCCCTGCACGAGTAACTGATAATCCATACTTGATAGGAACTGGCTATATGTCGACGCTTCAATCTCTACCTGAGCCGCTGCGCTCACAAATGCTGTACGGCGACTTCAATGCAGGTATCGAGGACGATCCTTGGCAGGTTATACCTACCGCGTGGGTAGAAGCTGCACAGGCGCGATGGATTAAGCCCGCACAATTAGCGCCGATGGATTCTTTGGGAGTTGACGTTGCGCGAGGCGGTAAAGACAACACAATCATCGCACGCCGTCACGGCATGTGGTTTGATGAGCCGCTAACCTACACTGGTGCAGCAACACCAGACGGCCCATCCGTTGCTGGCTTGTGTATTGCTGCCATGCGCGACGCAGCACCTATCCATATTGACGTGATTGGTGTCGGTGCTTCACCTTATGACTTCCTCAACTCGGCTAACCAACAGGTAATCGGCGTCAACGTATCAGAGAAGTCGCTGGCAACAGACAAGTCAGGGCGGCTAAGGTTTTTTAACCAGCGCTCCGAATATTACTGGAAGATGCGCGAGGCGTTGGATCCGTCAAACAATACTGGAATATGCCTACCGCCAAACAAGCAACTGCTCGCTGACTTATGCGCACCAACGTGGGAATTATCAGGCAGCGTTATCAAGGTAGAAAGCCGCGATGGTATTATCAATCGCATTGGTCGGTCACCTGACTGGGCAAGCGCGTACATGCTGGCGCTGATCGATACGCCCAAGCGCGCTAAGTTGTTGGGTGTTGCACGTACTGAAAGCAGAATGGTGGATTATGATCCTTATTCAAGAAAATAGGATTTGCTATGCTGCCAGCCGATCAATCATGTGATTTAACACTATCAACTAATCACAGCGTGGCTGAATTAGAAAGCTTACTGCTTACTGTTCCGCAGGTTGACTTATCAACTAGCAACCTGATTCATGCAGGCATGTGCTCGCGCACAATATTTATTCCCGCTGGCGTGATGCTAACTGGTGCGCTAACCAATATCGATAACATCTGCATAACATCTGGCGATATTACAGTAACAATAGATGAGGGAACAGTTAGATTTACTGGATACCACGTATTGCCTGCGACGAAAGGAAATAAGCGTGCTGGAATTGCTCACGCTGATACGTATTGGACTACCGTTTGGAAAACTGATTTAACTGATATAACAGAGATTGAGGAGGAGATGACATGTGAAAGCGATATGCTTCAAAGCCGTAAGTCAAATAGTAATCAAATACAGCATAGTCATTTTGACGCGATAGACGAATTGAAGGGGGTTAACTAATGTCTTTTGCAATCGTTGCAGTAGCCGCCGTTGCAGTTTCAGCATATAGCGCATTTAACCAGCCAAAACCGCCAGCACCAATAGCCCCACCACCTATGCCACAAGCCTCGCAAGCGCCTAACGCTCAGGGTATTGCGCGAGGTATGGCTGGCTCTGGACAGGCTGGCGGCTCGCCTGGAGTCGGTCAAACTATGCTAACTGGCGCAGGCGGCGTTGACCCTAATACGTTAACACTTGGGAAGAATACCCTGCTAGGTTCATGATATGGCGGATATAACTCCCAAAGAAAAGATACTAAACAGGTATGGGCAGTTAAAGACTGAACGTGCGAGCTGGATATCGCACTGGCAAGAAATATCAAGCTATCTGCTTCCTCGCAATGGACGATTCTTCGTGCAAGATCGTGATAGAGGGCAGCGGCGCAACAATGCCATTTACGATAGCACAGGCACTAAATCCCTGCGTATCCTTGCCGCTGGCTTAATGGGTGGACTTACCTCCCCCGCTCGCCCATGGTTCCGTCTTGCTGTATCTGATAACAAGCTGATGAAGAATGCAGGAGTTAAGATTTGGCTAGATGATTGCACAACCAAGATGCTGGATATATTTGCAAAGTCTAATACTTATCGTGCGCTTCATGGAATGTATGAAGAACTAGGTGCATTCGGCACATCTGCTTGCATCATCATGGAAGATTATGATTCAGTTATCCGTCATTACCCGCTAACTGTCGGCGAGTTCTGCATCGCTACTGATTACAGGGGTGACGTTTGCACGATCTATCGTGAGTTCCAGAAGACGGTAAGCGAGATTGTAAAAGAGTTCGGATATGAAAATTGCAGCAATGCAGTTCGTAATATGTACGACCAAGGGCAGCTTGATCAGTGGGTAACTATCATTCATGCGATTGAGCCGCGTGAGGACAGAGATCACAGCAAGTCAGATTCTAAGAATATGCCGTGGTCAAGCGTCTATTATGAACTCGGTGGCGAGAGTGACAAGCCGTTAAGAGAATCAGGGTACAAGAAATTTCCTGCGCTATGCCCTCGATGGGGCGTGGCAGGTGGTGACATCTACGGTAACAGCCCAGGCATGGAAGCGCTGGGCGACGTAAAGCAATTGCAGCATGAGCAACTACGCAAAGCGCAGTGCATCGATTACCAGACTAATCCTCCTCTGCAAGTGCCAACGTCAATGAAAAACCGCGATGTTGAAACCTTGCCAGGCGGTATCAGCTTCGTAGATTCTGCAAGTACAGGCGGAGGAATTAAAACCGCGTTCGATGTGCAACTTAATATCAGCTATCTGCTTCAAGACATTCAGGATGTGCGCGGGCGTATTAGCAGCGCGTTCTACTCAGACTTATTCCTGATGCTGTCACAAGATCAGACAGGACGCATGACCGCAACCGAAGTATCAGAGCGTCATGAAGAAAAGATGCTGATGCTGGGTCCTGTACTTGAGCGACTGCACAATGAGCTGCTAGAACCTTTGATAGATACTACGTTCCAGATCATGCTTGAAGCTGGCGTAGTGCCACCTCCTCCTCCCGAACTGCAAGGTCAAGTATTGAGTGTCGAGTTAGTTAGCATGTTGGCACAGGCGCAACGTGCTATTGCAACAAATGGCATTGACCGCTTCGTTGGAGGGCTTGGGAGTATTGCTCAGATTAAACCAGAAGTCCTGGACAAGTTTGACGCTGACGTATGGGCGAACGATTACGCAGATATGCTCGGTGTTGACCCTACGATGTTGGTATCTGATGAGCAAGTAGCGATGGTGCGTCAGGCTCGTGCGCAGGCTCAGGCAAAAGCGCAACAGTCGGCAATGGCGAATCAGGCTGCTGATACAGCTCAGAAGTTAGGATCGGTAAACACCACAGGCGGAAATGCTGCAAGTGATGTGATGAATATGTTTAGCGGGTACAACGGATAAAGGAATGATATGAGTATGGTAAGCATGAAAACACCTCCAGATGATAGTAACGAGGCAACTGCATCATCTAATCAGTATGGCTATGGTTTGCGTATCAGATTGAACGACGACCAGTGTGAGGCTCTTGGCATTACTACTCCACCAGCGGCTGGCAGCAAGATGAACATCAACGCTGTGGCCTTTGTCGCAAGTGCTACTCAATCGGTTGAAGATGACGGGGATGATGCTGGCAACGATGTATATCTGGAATTACAGATTACAGATATGGAATTGAGTACAGCCAAAGGCGTAGAGCCATCAACAATGTTATACGGGAGCGGATCATGAGTGGGTATGTTATCAGCAAAATATCAGGGCTATTTGACGGTATCAATGGGGCATTTAAAGGATTCTTGCTTCCTAACGGTAAGGAGTTTCTGAACGCTTATCCGTATATATTAGCTCAGTCTGGCGTACCAGTAGGAATTGCTCCTAACGGAACGGTTGCTACAAACGGTGCAATAACGCTAGTTACTGCCCTGCCGCGTATCTACTCATCTGGTATTTGGGTATATTTACCTGCTGGCTCTGTATCAGGAGGCGCGGCGGGACTGTACTGGTGCGTTATGTCTAGCGTTACAGTCGGTCAGGTTTATACTAACTTTGCAGATACTTCGCAAGGGTTTGTTCCTTATATTCCAACTGGCACTTTGGTTAATGCTGTAGGCAGTAATGCTGCTTATACTCAGATAACTAATACAGATATTGTAATCATAGCAGTGACAGTTCCAGCTAATTCATTAGGGCTTAGTGGTCGGTATCGAGATCAAGTATTTTATGAGTTCCCAAACAACGCAAACGGGAAAATTTATAAAGCGCAGTTTGGTGGTTATCAATTTAAGGTAAACAATACGACAGGCGTTACCAGTGCAAGCATAGTTGGTGGGTTTGCAAATAAAGGGGTAGCGGGTAGTCAATCATCACAAACACCACCTTATTCGACTAACGGCTTAGGGACAAGCACAACATTCGGTGCAGACCTGAGTGCTGACACAACCATCAATAATTTTGTTACTTATACCGCAAATTTAGCAGTAGCATCGGATTACATAATAATTGAATATCTGCTATCAGAGGTACTCCCATCATGATAACTGAATACATTACAGATTCACCCGAAGCTCTGGAGGCAATTGCTGATATGTCACAGCCTAAGGGTGTGATTATTAGTGGCTCGGTCACTCAAGTAATAACTGGCTCTGATTATATTGCACCAATCCAAATCGGCATTAGTGTATCAGCTTGGCAACTTCGCAAAGCACTTAATCAGTTAGGCTTACGAGCTGCTGTTGAAGCGGCTGTTACTGCATCGACTAATCAAGATATTAAAGATGGGTGGGAGTATGCAGGTACGTTTAACAGTGATGACTCTTTGGTTGATGCAATGGGTACAGCACTGAGTCAGACACCAGCCCAGATGTATGCCTTGTTTGAGCTGGCTAGTACGTTGTAATTAGGTGGTGCACGTACCAAGATAATCACAGTATAAAGTAACCACATGAATGACTTTGACCCAACTGACATACAGGCGCAAGCGCGAGCTAAAGAAGATGTAACAGAACGTGCAAAGCTAGCGGCGGTT